CGTATTGCTGCAATGGATTCAACGCTACCCAGGCCGCAATCACTGCAGGCTATAGCGAAAGAAGCGCAGAAGTTCAAGGTTCCCGTTTGTTAAGCAATGTTAAGATCACAGAGCAGGTTGATAAGTTCAAGGCTAAGGGCGCTGAGAGGGCGCTGGTGACCATTGAAGATGTGGTCAGAGGATTCCTTAAAGAGGCTGAAGGGAAGCAGGACGACACCACCTCACCGGCACGCAACGCAGCCTGGAAAGAGCTAAGCAACTATACTGGCGGTTTCGATGCTAACGTGAAGAAAGTAGCCGTTGATACCGATGTAGTGTTCAACATGGCATTCAATGGGGAGAAGGGCGATGAGTGACGAGAGAGCCAAGAATCTAAAGTTCTTACGCATGAAACTCAAGCAGGGGGACCATGATGGCGTGGACCTTATGCATGCTTGGCTGGCTATTGATGAGTTAGTCGAGCTGCGGGAGTGGAGGCGGAAAGCCTTTGATGCGCATCCTAACCTTGATCTGGACATCGCCACGCTTTCGCGCCTGACCGAATGAAAACCATTGAATACATAGCATCACCCACAGGCGCTAAGTTCCACGCATCCGATAAGGCTGTGCGCGGCTTCCTTGGACCTGTAGGCAACGGTAAGTCGGTCACATGCATCAACGAAATGCACCGGCTAGCTGTACTCCAAGAGCCTAACTGTGACGGCATACGGCTAACCAAGTGGGCAATCGTCCGCAACACCTACGACATGTTAGAGACAACCACACTCGAAACCTTTAGGCAGTGGATTCCACACGATGTATGCGGCATCACACTCAAGCCTATGCGTGGAGACATGGACTACCCCCTACCAGATGGCACCAGAGTGCGAGCCAAGTTTATATTCCTGGCGCTTGACAGGCCCGATGACGTGCGCAAGCTACTATCTCTTGAGGTGACAGGTGTGTTTATGAATGAGGCTAAGGAACTACCTTACGCTGTACTCAAGGCAGCGAGAGAGCGGATCGGGCGTTACCCTTCACAGATCGATGGCTATGTAGACAAGGGCGATTACAAAGCACCCAGAGACGCACAGGGTAACTATCAACCATGCACACGCAAGTCTGTGCTGATGGACACTAACCCCCCTGAAGATGATCACTGGTGGTATCAGCTAGCAGAGGAAGGCTGTCTCAAATCAAACTCAACAGCAGCAGCCAAGCGAGCAGTCAAGGAGATATTCGGCTTTGTGCGCGGACCATCACCACTGATCAAGACGCAAGATGGTGAGTATGAGCCGAGCCCATTGGCCGAAAACATCAAGTTTCTACCCGGTGGCTATAAGTATTACCTGGATATGATCGCCGGTAACACTGAGGACCACATCAATGTAATGGTGATGGGCAACTACGGCACGATCAAGGACGGCAAGCCTGTCTATCCACAGTATAACGACCGCCTGCACTGCCCAGAGAAGCCATTAGGCGTGATTGAAGACCTACCCATAGGGCTAGGCTGGGATGGTGGACTAACACCCTCCTGCATTATTGGGCAAATGACACAACGCGGACAGCTTAGGGTTATAGCTGAGCTAACCTCTGAGGATATGGGAGTGAGGCAGTTTGCAAGGGATGTGGTGAAGCCGTTTCTTCAACGTAACTTCTACGGCATAGAGATCGCATTCAGCTACATCGACCCAGCAGGCAAGGGACGGGGGGAGGCTGAAGCTAAGTCAGCAATGGGGATATTAAATGACGACTACATTGACGACAACGAAGACGGAGATATTATCCAGCCGCTCAACCTCGGTTTTGAAACTGAACCCGCCCCCACGAATGACCCTACAAAGAGAATCGACGCAGTCAACAGTTTCATCATCAAGCTGGTTGACGGTGAGCCTGGTTACCTCGTCAGCCGAAAGTGTCCAATGCTGAGAAAGGGCAAGATAGGCGGCTATCAATACAAGCGAGTACAGGTATCAGGTGAGGAGCGGTTCAGGGATAAGCCGGACAAGAACAAATACTCTCACCCGGCAGACGCAGAGCAATACATGGCACTCGGGTTCGGTGGCGGTTACGTGGTAGACTCTGCCGATGATTGGGGCGATGAAGAAGACGACATCTCAGAGGTCGGGGTGATGGGGTATTGAATCATGTGCAGCGAGCTTAAAGGGCCTTCAGTGCCTGCGCTTGTTATGACAGAGAGAGGATGGGGAACTGATATGACGAAATACATTAAAAAGCCTGTGGCTATTGAAGCCGTGAAATATGAAGCATGGATGCAGTCTGAAGATGATCTGCCAATTGGCGTGGTCATTCAGTTTTGGCCTGAATCTAAGCACGGCCCAGGCGACTACCCGACCATCAACACGCTAGAGGGTCCGCACATGGTCGATGACGGAGACTATGTAATAACAGGAGTTAAGGGCGAGAGGTATCCTTGCAAGCCTAACATTTTCAAGATGACTTATTACACCGAGCAAGAATACGCTGAGCTAGGACTCTAACATGGCAATCATTAGCAGCGATGTAGAAGACCAAGAGATCGAGAAGGAAGAAGACCGGGACATAACCGAGCTTGAAGGCGTCGAACTTCTCGCTGATATGTTCGTGGTATCTCAGTCCCAGGACGGTCAGCCAATCTTCGCGCCCAAGCCAAACATCGCTGATATGTTCGATGACGATACGCTGATGAAGGTAGGTCTCGGCGCCAAAGAAGGTTTTGAAGCTGATCAAGATTCGATGGATGACTGGGCTGAGCTGGTAGACTTCGGGCTTGAGTTGGTCAAGCAGGAGACACACAGCAAGTCCACACCTTGGGAGGGTGCAGCAAACTTCAAATCCCCGGAGCTGATGAAGGCTGCTCTTAAGTTCAGTGATCGCGCATCGGCTGAGTTGCTTCGTAGTTACGACATCCTTAAAACCAAGGTGATCGGCAAAGACCCACAGCACCTGAAGCTTGAGAAGGGTGAGCGTATTGCAGAGTTCGGTAACTGGCAGTTAAACGTCGAGATGCCTGAGTGGCGTGACGAGCATGAGAAGGTTATATATGACATCCCCTACACCGGCACAGCATTCAAGAAGACATTCTTTGACGCACAACTAGGGCGCAACACATCTAAGCTGGTCTGTTATCCCAACTTCGCAGTTAACCAAAACACAACCTCAATCACTCGCTTGCGTCGGCTCAGTGAGATCCATGACTTCAGTGAGAATGAGGTGATCGAGAAGCAACGTCAGGGCATTTGGTTGGATGTTGATCTGAAGCTGGGTGATCGAGAGGAGGAGACAGACGAAGAAGCAACATCAGATAAGTTCACTACCTTCATTGAACAAGATGGGTTCTTTGATCTGGATGGGGATGGATACGAAGAGCCTTATACCTTCGTGTTCCAAGAGTCCACAGGCATTGTTGTTCGCATCATGCCTAGGTTTGAGCCTAAAGACGTATTGATTAAGGATGAGCAGAACAGCCGCGCATCGACGCTAGACAAGCTCATGCAAGACGGACAGCTACCAGCAACATCAGGTGAGCGTGAAGTGGTACGCATCAGCCCAGAGATCAACATAACTAAGTATGGCTTCTTACGTGATCCACAGGGCGGGTTCCTTGATGTCGGCTATACGCATCTATTGAGTGCCATTGTGGCAGGACTCAACACCACCACTAACCAACTGGTTGACGCCGGGACATTGGCAAACTTACAAGGTGGCTGGGTTGCTCGCGGCTTCCGTAAGAAGATGGGCAGCTCAAGCTTCAAGCCAGGTGAGTGGAAGCAGACAGGAATCAGCGCACAAGACCTGCAAACAGGCATCAAGCCTCTGCCATTCAAGGAGCCAAGCCCAACCCTGCTAGCCCTCATGCAATTCATGAAGGCAGATGTCCAAGAACTAGCAGCCTCAGCAGACCTCAAAGGTGCTCTAGGCACCAACGCTCCGGTAGGCACTACCCTAGCCATGATTGACGAACAGATGCAGGGTACAGGCGCAATCGTTAAGCGTATCTATCGGTCAATGTCTTCAGAGTTCCGCAAGTTGTTTGAGTTGAATAGCAAGTTCGTTGATCCAGAGCAGTATCAGGATATCCTTGATGATCCACAGGCTGACTTTGCTCAAGACTTCAACCTAAGAGGCATGGACATCGTGCCGGTAGCTAACCCAGAGATCAGCACCAAGACACAACGGATTATCCAGGCTAATGCTGAGGTCAGCATTGCTGATAAGTTGGCACTGGTAGGTATTGACGCACGGCCACTATACAAATCATTCCTTGAGGCTATCGGCTCCAACGTAGTTGATGAGGTATTCCCAGATGAAGCTCCAGAGGAGAGATTGCAACGGTTACTAGCAGAGAATCCACAGCTTGAGCAATTGATTCTAGGTGAGCAGGAACGGCTTGACCTGATTGCACGCTCGCAGGCTGACGCAGTAGAGCGCCAAGAGGCACGCGAAGACGCTAAGCTAGCGATGGAGTTGGATAAGGGCGATTCAGAAACGACCCTCAACGAAGCGAAGACCATCAAGACTCTGGAAGAAGCAGAGACAGAAGATACTAAGAACCAAACCAGTATTTACACGGCCGCACTCCAACTAGATGGACAGGAGTTGCAAAACCAGAAGACAGCGCAGGAGCTGAGCAATGGACAAATATCAAGCAGTCCAGACATTTCTCAATGAGAACCTTGAGAAGCACTTCAAAAGCATACCAAACTCAATCATAGGAACAAAAACCTCTTATGACTCTATGGGTGGAAGATACGCCACTTATGCGTTTCATCATTGTGATAGGCCGAACCTAGCGACAGAAAACAAAATGGAAGGCTGGTATGTGTTACTTAAAGAAATCACAGCAGCTGTAGATAAGATCATCGACGGGTTGATGCTGGCCAAGCTCACAGAGAAACCAGAGGGCGGGTCGATAGCGCAGAGAGCAACGGTGATTGATTGGCGGCAATTCCCCCAAGCATATGTTGATGACGATTTCATTCGATCACCAAAGATGGCAGTGTCCTTCAGATTATCAGTTCACCACAAATAGCCCTAGGAGGCTAAGCATGACGTTAACCAAGGCGGACCTGCAGGAGTGGAATTCTAATCCTGTAACAAGAGCAATATTCAAACTAACCCAGGAGCAAAGCGCTCTCTTAGCACAAGAGTCAACATTGCGAGACACTGCAGACCAGACGGCCATGCAGACAGCACGTAACGAAGGGCAGCGTGAAGGGATCGAAGCCTTTGCAGAAGCCTATGAGATTGCCTTAGAGGAGGCTGACTAATGGCGACTGCACACGGTAAGAATTTCAACCCTATGACACAATCTTATGACCCTGTTGGCAAGCCTACAGACTGGCAGGAGCCAAAGCCCGTCAACAAACCACCAGTATTACCACTTGGCTATAACGTCCTAGTTGAGATCCTACCCGTTCAAGTTAAATCAACCGGTGGCATTATAATCTCCCTAGAAGATGAGGCAGAGCGTGAGCGCAAGGGGCGTGACCTAGCCCGCATCATTGCGTTTGGTCCTACTTCATTCATGGGCTATGCAGGGTGTGAGACTCCTGCTGATTGGGGTGTTGATGTTGGCGATATCGTGGAGCTATCAACCCGATACGATGGCAAGTTTACCCGCGCTGGTGAGTCCAGCAAGAAGTACGAGAATTACCGCTACGTCAATGACCAGGACATTATGGGGATTGCTAACGGTGAGTTTCTAACCATGCTGCAGAAGCAGTTGGAGGATGACAAATGAGTGATGACAACCTTGCGCAGGAAATGAACGAGGAGCTGTTGCCCGAAAACCTTGAGCAGCTAGCCAGTGAGCAGCAGGAAGCGCAGCCCGACCTATCACCGGCAGAGCAGAAGGCATGGGATGATGGATGGCGACCAGAGGATGAGTTTGAAGGTAAGCCGGAGAACTGGAAGACCGCAGAGGCTTACAATCTATACGGTGAGTTTCAAGTAGACGTTCGAGCAGCCAAGGCCGAGACTCGGCGCGTGCAGCAAGAAGCCGACGAGCGGTTTGCTAATCTTAACAAATATCACGAAGGCAAACGGAAGGCTGAAATTGCAGACCTAAGGGCGCAGCAACGGCAAGCAGTAGAGGAGGCGGATACGGCGAGGTTTGACCAGCTGGAGAAGCAGATAGAGAACACCGCAGCAGTTGAGACGACCACCCCGCAGGTTGACCCGACCATTGCAGACTGGAACACCGCTAACCCCTGGATCAATGATGGCAGTGACAAGGCGCAAGACGCACAAGGATGGTACCAGCGAGCCTCAGTGCAACCAGGCGCGACAGCACAATCAGTGCTAGCGTATGTTGACAAGCGCATAGCAGAGGTATACCCAGAGCAGCAGACACCAACAAACCCCAGAAGGGAGATGCCAAGCATGGCAGAGCAGAGTCATCAGCCGCGCCAACGACAACGGGCAGGCAAAGAGTTGACTATGAATGACCTGACAGCCCAGGAATCCAAAGAGTACGAGCAGTTCGGTAAGGAGATGTTCAAGGACGAGAAGCAGTTTCTAAAATCAGTTGCAGACGCGAGGAAAGGGTAATGAGCGAACGCGAAATCACAGAGACACAAGACGCGCCTGCGCCAAAGAAAACAGCGGAAAGAAAGAAGCCGGGGCCAAAACCAAAGCAAGCGACAAAGCCACGCTCACCTAACCGTGACGGCGAACGTAACCAAGCCAGGCCACCACGCGTACCAATGGGGTCAGGTAACAAGCTGTCTGCACCTCTACGTGAAGGCTATAAGCGATACTGGGCTATCACCGGCCCTGATCACCCGGGTAAGCTGGAGCAGATGAAGGCGGCATGGTGGGAGATTGTAGCGCGCGAGGACGGCACAGACTGGACGGTAGCCGCAGGCAAAGGGAACACACACGTACTGATGGAGATTCCGCAGCAGTATTACGATGAGGACATGACGGCACAACAGAAGCGCAATATCGACACTGACCAAGGCAAGTTGCAGGCACTGGGTGACAGTGAGTATGTGCCTATGGGTCAGAAGAATGTCGTGGAGCGCGACATCATTTAGGTGAATAGTGTTTTGAATCGTATTCTGTTATAGAATACACACATAGCATATTTAGTGGCTGGAATGTAGAAGCACCCAGCCCCTAATCAATAGCCAGTTAGATGACCGGATTGATTAGTTAAACGTTTGCCCTCACAGGCTTATTTTTGATTACTCAATTTGAGGATTCTATTATGGCTGGCGGATTTCGTCCCATTCAGGATCTATCCGGGCAAGGTTATACCGGTAAGGTCCAAACGTTCGCGGTTGACGCGACACATGCAACTCTGTTGTCAGTAGGTGATCTGGTCGTTGAGACCGGTAACCTTGAAGCTGCAACAGGCCTTTCTGAAGTCGATGCAATCACTGCTGGTACTGGTAATCTCATTACCGGCGTCATCGTGGCGATTGATACAAACATCTCTAATCTTGAACAGCGCGGCCTCCCTGCTTCAACTGCAGGGACTGTAAAGGTGGCTGTTGATCCTGACATGCTGCTTGAAGCCGAAACCCTTGGCGGTACATTCGCGCTCACTGATGTAGGCGGTAACCTGCCTGTGACCGTCACTGCTGCAACTGCAACGGGCGGCCTGGTCAATTCCAACATGGTCGTTAATACCACCGGTAACGCTGCGTCTACAACTGAGCAGGTTCGTGTCGTGGGTGTTAAAGACTCAGCTGATATCACTTATCCCGCGCCCGTAGGTACCACGCTCATCGTGCGTATCAGTGAATCAACCATTAATGGCGCTGTAGGCGTATAAGGAGCAGATCATGCCTGGTGTAATAACAACTGGTAATAACTCGCGCCTTTTAGTCGAAGGCGTCAAGAATGTATTCGGGCAAGCGTACGAAGAACATCAAGTTCAGCGCACCATGTTGTTCGATACTGAAACTTCACGGAAAAACTTTGAGCAAGATCAACAGTTCGAAGGCTTCGGTCTCGCCCCTATTAAGCAGGAAGGAGCAGGCGTAGCTTATGATTCTCAACAGGAGGGTTTCTCTCCTAAATTTCCTAACCTGACATATGCCAAAGGCTTTATTGTCACGCGGGAGAATATGGAAGATAACCTCTACAACCTGTTCACTCGTCGGGCACGGGCCTTGGCATTCTCAATGGCTCAAACCCAAGAAGTAGTAGCGGCCAACGTTTACAACCGTGGCTTCAACTCTGCGTTCCTGATGACCGGTGGCGATGGTGTCGAGCTGTTTAGTTCGCTCCACGTCAATGGGCCGAGTGACTCGACGACTTTCGCTAACGAGCTGGCAATTGCAGCTGCGTTTAGTGAGACCTCGCTTGAGGATCTGCTAATCGTTATCAACGAAGCTACCGACCCGCGCGGCTTGCGTATCGCCCTTCGCGGCGAGCGCTTGATTGTTCCACCTAAGCTGGGCTTTGAAGCTGAGCGGGTGCTTAACAGCACTCTGCAGAACGATACGGGCAATAACGCCATTAACGCGCTGCGGTCTACCGGGATGCTGCCTGGTGGTCATATGGTTAACAACTATCTGACTTCAGACACTGCCTGGTTCATTAAGACCAATGCACCGGACGGCATGAAGCACATGCAGCGTCAAACTGTTCGTTTCGAGCAGGATAACGACTTCGGTACCTCGAATGCTCGTTTCAAGGCTGACTATCGTGAAGCATACGGGTGGAGTGATCCACGCGGCGCATACGGTACGGCTGGCGTTTAATAAACAGGGGCTACGGTCTCTTTTGATACTGGTGGGGGGTTAGTCGCCCCTCACTGCTTCTAACTTTTGAGGTGGTATATGACTTTTACTAATTTCCCTAATGGAGTGACCAGCTTTGGCATTCCTGCAGTGGGCGCTAGTGTTCCCACAACTTTCGGCGAATATATCTGGGTTGATCCTGATGCAACAGGCGGAAACAACGGCAAGGATCGCAAAAACGCGTTTCTAACCGTTGGCCAAGCGGTTGATAAGGCTGTAACTAACACGAACACAGTCATTCTAATGGCTGGTAACTCAGCGCATTCAACGTCAACAACCAATGATCAGCTAACCCTGACTAAAAGCCGCCTTCACTTTGTAGGCTTGGGCGGTGGTTCACGTTATCTCGGCCAGCGTACTCGCTGGACTATGGGCGTCACTACCGGGTCAGCAATCGCAATCGTGAAGAATACGGGTGTCGGTAACACGTTTACTAACATCAAATTCGACTCTGCTGATACCTTGTCAACCAGCAAGTACGCCTTCGCTGATGGAGGCGAGTATACACAGATGACTAACTGCGAGATTGTCCACTCCGGTCAGCTTGGTGTGGCGACAGCAGCTCCTCTCTTGTGTAACGGTGATTCGTCTTACTACCTTCATTGCGCTATCGGCTCACTGGTTCATGTTTGGTCTGTAGCCGCTCAGAACGTCTTATTCAACAGGACTACCATCTCTGGGAAGGTTGCAAGGGATGTGATCTTTGAAGATTGTTTGTCTCTATCCAAGACCTCAAGCTCTACCTTCGTTCACATGCGCGGAACTGGTGCTACGGACATTGAGCGGATGCTGATCTTCAAGAACCAAGGCTGGGTCAACGCGGTTCTCGGTAGTGCAGACCCTGCTCAATGTGTTGGATTTACTTCAGCACAAACAGAAGGTGAGATCGTTGTGGACGCTGCTTGCTGGGAGCGCGGAAATACTTCACTGTCTACCACTACAGGCGTGTTCGTTTATAACTCTGGTCTGCCGAATGCCGGTGGTCAGTCAGGGACTCAAGCTACTTAACGTTAGTTTCTCCTGCCAAGGACGGCACCCTTTGAGGCCAGAATCATGTCAAGCACCCTTGTATTTACTGCTGAGACTACCAAGGACTTCGCGCCTAACTGGCGTCGAGGTGCGCAATACAGTGCAACAATCCAGAATCTGACATCTGTCACCCTCACATTGACAGTGACTAACCAGAACATTCAACAAAATACCAGCCCCACCTTTGACGTACCTGCCGCTGGAGCAACAACCATTGCAGCTGGCGCTGTTGGCTTGGTCAAAGAGCCTTACAAGGGTTGGCGCCTAACTGGCTCGTCAACCACTGGCACCGTAGAGATTACGGAGGCGGGCTAAAATGCGCCGCAAGAATCGCAGAAACAATCTCAAACTCGGTGATTCAAACGCAATTGACGATATTACTGGGTTTAAACACAAGCGCTCACAGATGAAGAAGCTAAGCGGTGAGCAGAAAGGCTTGTTGACTCACAAGCGCAACTGGAATCCCGCGCATCCCCAATTAAAGATCAAAGGCCGCACCGATAAGATAGCGGTTGAAGACACCCGCGTTCGACCCGCTGACGACTTCTCTGACCCACCCACACAGGACGATCTGTAATGGCCACATCGGGATCAGTAGATTTCACCATGACAGCCGAGAAGGTTATTGAAAAAGCCTTTTCTAAGATCGGTGTCAAGGTAGCTGAGCAGAACCTTCAGTCGTTTGAGATCCAAGACGGGCTTGATGAGTTGAATATCATGCTTAAAGCTTGGCAAGGATTAGGCCTACACCTCTGGTCAAAGCAAGAAGGCGTCATATTCCTTGATAAAGGCAAGACAGACTATCTCCTAGGTGCTACAGGCGACGAAGCGACCGACCTAGACGACTTCATAAGCACCACAACAGACAACGCAGAGATAGCCTTAGCGGTCGTTATAGAGGTGGCTAGTACAACCGGCATGACTGCGCTCGATACCGTGGGCATTGCTCTTGATTCAGGCATTAGGCACTGGACAACCATCGTTAGCGTAGATCCAGGCGTATCAATCACCATTACCACCGGCATTCCTACCGTATCAGCCGCAGAAAACACTGTTTTCACCTTTACCGACCTGATCAAGCGTCCATTGCGGGTGATCGGAGCGCGGCGTAAGACCTTTAACGTTGATTCGGAGATACCAGTCACTCAGATGTCACGTTTTGACTACTTCAACCAGCCAGCCAAGGAGTCACAAGGGACAGTGGTTAACTATTACTACTCCCCGCAGTTGGGTAATGGGCGATTCTACGTGTGGCAGACAGCATCCAGTATTAACGACTTCGTGCGAATCACTTACGAGCGCCCAATTGAAGATATTGACGACAAAAAGAACAACCTAGACATCCCGGTCGAGTGGTTACAAGCAGTCATCTATAACCTAGCTGCTAGATTGGCAGATGACTATGACGCGCCAGTTGCCAAAGTCCAGAGCGTAACGTCTAAAGCTGCGGTGTTCCTTGAGAACATTTTGGGATGGGATGAGGAACCAAGTTCGATCTCTATTCAACCGGAGTTCGACTGATGCCGCGCGTACCCTTAGAGATAGGCACAGGGTTCTATGAATCGGCTTCTCTGCCCTTATCGGCTCAACGGTGCATCAATCTATACCCTGTTATTCCACAGGCCACAGCGTTAAATCAACGCTCTCTGTTCGGATGCCCTGGCACTAAGACTTTATCGACTTCAGGCGATACCATAGCCGGTTCTAATCGTGGCTCACAAGTAATGAAGGGCGTGGGATATTTCGTCAACGGCTCACGGTTTTATTCTGTGACGACCGGAGGTGTGGTTGTTGATACCGGCCCCGTGACAGGATCGGGCAGAGTTTCATTGGCTAATAACGGTCAGTTTCTTGTAATCGTAGTACCAGGCGGAGATGCATTTGCTTATGACAACGTCGCAGACACAATTACTCAAATCACAGATGTCGATTTCATTACAGCTAGCACAGTCGTATTTAAAGATGGCTTCTTTGTATTCAGTGCCGCAGATGGCAGCGTGTTTTTCAATTCTGCCCTCAATGACCCTTTTACATATGACGCGCTCGACTTCGGAACGGCAGAAATCAACCCAGACCGAATAGTAGCTCTCCACGTTAACCATAATGAGTTATTTGTTGAGGGCGAGAAGACGGGGGAACTATTCCAAAACATCGGCGGGGCAGGCTTCCCGTTTCAGCGGATACCGGGAGCGAACATACAGAAAGGATGCTATGCGCGGTTCACACTTGCTGAGTTTGACAATACGTTTGTATTTGTAGGAGGTGGCGAGAACGAGCACGCCGCAGTCTGGAAAGTGACAGGTTCAAGCTCAGTCCAAAAGATATCAACTAGCGCGATTGATAACGCGATTCAACAGTATACAGAGACAGAGATAGCCAATGCCTTTGCGTGGACTTATTCAGAGGGGGGAAACTTCTTTGTTGGTTTTACCTTTATAAGCTCTAGGATACCGTCTAGTACGTTCGTTTATGACGCCACCACATCTGCATTAGCCGGGCAATCAACATGGCATGAGCGGCAATCAGGGGTTACTGATAACCGTTGGAGGGTTAATTCTATCATCCGGCTCGGTGGGAAATTGTTAGTTGGCGATCAGATCGACGGTCGGATTGGCGAATTGGACTTAGAAACATTTGATGAATACGGAGAGGTTTTATTCTGGTTAAAATCCACCTCTCCATTTTCTAACCAGGGGAAGCGTTCATTCTTTGGTGAAATTGAACTATTCATGGAAGCAGGGGTTGGATTAACCACTGGCCAAGGTTCTGATCCAGTCGTTAGGATGGCATTCTCAGATGAAGGCGGAGCGCCTGGCACCTTCTCAAGTGAGTTCAGCCGCTTCTATGGTAAAATCGGTAAACGTAAACAGCGAAGTGTATGGCGCAGGCAAGGGGATATCCCGAATCAACGAGTATTACAGTTCAGCGGAACGGATCCAGTTAAGCGCAATATTCTTAAGCTTGAGGCGAACGCAGAAGGGGGTACGCAATGACACATATAATCCCCCCAAGACGAGGCGAAGTTTTAACAGACAAAGGAATGGGTACTACTCGATTGATGGAGTATCTAGAGCGCCTTACAGGAACCGTAAACGAATCTTCTGACGCCATCGATGCCTCTATTATCCAAAATCTTTCGGCGGCAGTATTCGCTCTGCAAGAACAAATAGGGTCTGGCCAACCGTTAACATGGGATTGCGATAGCTTAACGTGGGATTCTACCGAGTTCACATTTGATATGGATGAGGCGTAATGGCTCAGCAGATAATTAATATAGGCGCAGCAGCCAACGACAGAACGGGCGACACTTGGCGTACCGGCGGCGATAAGATTAATGATAACTTTACGGAGTTGTTTGATCTTGTTGCGTCTGGGTCGAGGGTCATTGTTAGCGAGCTATCAGACTTTCCAGCCCCCGCTGCAGGGATTATTACCTTGTTGGCGAGCACTCAATACTTCCTAACTGCTGATATATCTTTAGGGACAAATAGAATTGTGTGGGCCGACTCGGCAGCAATCTCTAGTATAGAGTCCACGATAATTAGCCTGACCTACACCGGCACAGGAGATATGTTCACCTTCTCCGATACCACAGCCCGTATTAATAACATCACCCTGGATGCCCCTAACGGTAGGTTATTCAATTGGACTGATACGACAACGAAGATAGGTCGATTCAACGATGTGACGGTTCTTTCTTGTGACAAAATAGGCCGATTTAATGGCACATCAGGAATCTTGCGGTTCACTAACTTCTCTCCCGCAACCGTAACAACAGACGGGCTTGAGTTTCTTGGCAACTTCAGGAACCTTCTCTGGGAGGTGTCTGCGTTTACTATCTCGGCGGGGGCAATATTCAACCTAGGGACAGCAACGTTTGATTCGTTTATTGCTGATACGATTCTAGCGACACTAAACGGAACCTCTAACCTCGTGAGCGGTGCTGCGTCTTCGGCAAACATTAACACGGGTGGTTCGGGCCTGATTAAAGTCATGCGGCTGTCTGGAGCAGGTACGCCATTAAGCGGACTGACCGTTGATGATGCGCTGTGGGAATTCAAGCAGAACGATGATATCGCAGACACTAGGCCTGATGGCTTGTTGTCAATGCAATCCAACGCCACCAACACAGTGATAGCGGCTGCAGGCACTCCTGTACTAGTAGCTGGGACTTGGGTTGTGGAAAGAGGAAGCCAGTTCACAGGGACTACAGGAGGCCGGTTAACATACAACGGCGGAAAAGATACCACAGTACCCATAACAGCCTCGTTAACGGTTGAGCCTGCCTCAGGCGGTGCGGTAGACATATCCGTAGAGGTCGCTGTAAACGGCTCGGTAATAGCAAACTCTAAGCGTACTGCCAATGCGTCATCTGGCAACCCTACATCAATAACTGTCCCTTGGCAGGAAGTCTTGTCTCCAACGAATTTTGTTGAGGTCTTTGTATCTAATGAAGCGACCACAGTGGACATTCTCGCATCAAGCGCAATATTGAGGATTAACTGATGGCTACAGCAGTATTGGTTAATGGTGCCCAAAACACCGTAGCGGACACAGTGCAGACCTTCTACACAGCACCTGCCGATAAGGCTGGCACCGTCATAACCGCATTCACAGCAACCAACAACACTGACTCGAATAAAACGTACAGAGCCTATATATTTGCCCCTGGAGCCACAACAGCAGAGGCGACAACACCGTTAAAGATATTAGTTATAGATGCTTTCGACCCTGGGAACGCAATTGTTAATCACTTAATACCAGCTGGCGGTACTTTAAGAATGGAAAGCAACTTTGTGGACTCAGTTGCTTACCGAGTAACAGGCAACGAGCTGTCATAGGATGATATTATGATTTGGAATGACGACAAGATTAACCGCCTAATGTCGTTTGGCATGATGCATGGTATCGCTGGCCCAGGTGGCGAGGGCAATGCGGCAGCTGCCAGCGGCGGCGATAGCGGTAGTGAAGGCGGTAGTGATTCAGGGTTTGGAGCCGCTGACCTGTCTGTTGATCTAGGCGGCGGTCTTAGTGTTGGTATTGACGGTCGGACTGGTGACGTTACCGGGTTCTCTGGCCCTGGAGCAGAAGGTGGAGTAGAAGGTGCAACGGCAATCGCTGAAGGTCTGGAGACCGCAGCCCCGTCAGCGTTTGCAGACTTCCTGTCGAGCCTGTCGGGTAAGCAAAAAGGGGCAGCTGTAGGCGCCCTTGCTGGAACCCTTTTAGGTGTCGGCCCATTAGCTGGAGCGGTGGTTGGCTCTAGATTTGGGCAGAAGTCTGATGACGCACCAACACAAGCACCGCCTGGTGGGTTCGCGCCTACACAAGCAGCACCGGGCGCCGTATCACCAGCAGCAGGGGTTTCGCTTGGCGGATCACAGCTTGGCGGACTTCCAGGAGAAGGCATTGGAGGGGGCGGCGTAGTTGGCCAGCCAGCTCAACAACTAGCAGCAGCAGGGCGCCAATCAGGAATAGCAGCAACACCAACGGTAAATCCATTTCTACCAAAACAGAATCAATTCTTAGACGGATTGCCAACGGTTAATCTTGGGCAATTCCCCGATTCCCTAGGGAGGGTTTAACATGGTTGATTTATTAGACCCCACAGGCGCACAGGATGCGGCTTTACAAGCCGGAGGCATACAGGCAGGAGCCGCACAGGCAGCAATACCTCTACAATTAGAGGCCTTTGAGGGAGCGCAGCAACGTCTAGGTGGTTTTGAGCAGGTAGGGCAAGCGGCTTTAGGTAGTCGGGCGGCTCTAGCGGGTTTGGGTGGCATTGAGGGGCAACAGCAAGCCTTTGCGCAGATTGCCGAGTCACCGGGGCAAAAGTTCATCCGCGGACGACAACAACGCGCCCTATTGCGTAATGCTTCGGCAATTGGCGGGCTAGGCGGTGGTAACATTAAGTCAGCGTTACTGGAACAAGGTACCGGCTTTGCGCTACAGGACATCAACGCTCAACGGCAAGAGCTAGCCCAGTTGTCAGGAGGCGGCTTACAAGCAGGTACGTTCTTGGGTGCCGCAGGGCTACAAACAGCTGGCACTGTTGGTGAGCTCACTCAGGCTGAGGCTGCGGCGCGTGCTACTGGTATACTGGGCGCACAACAAGCTAAAGCTTCCAACATTGAGCAGGCTATTGGATTAGCAACCACACTGGACGATATATTCGGGTGATCTCATGGTATTAGCACCACTACAATTCAGCGGTCGGGGTCTAACGCCTGATGTGCTTGGCGGTATCCAGCAAGGGCAGCAGGTGCTTCAGGGTGAGAATATCCTTGAGAAGCAGCGGCAGGGTATAGAAGCTACCCGGCGCAAGCAAGGGCAGCAACAACAGGCGAGTCAGTTAATCCGCCGTCAGCAAGCCGGGGAGCAGATCCAAACAGGCGCCGAGTTAGCTCAGCTTATGGTTGACAACCCTCAGCTGGCTGAGAACGTACTAAAGGCTTCCGGTATCTCAACCGAGTTCCAAAAGAATGATCTTGCACAATTTGGGTTCCAGCTTGAGCAGGCGTCTCCAGAACAGCAGCAACAGCTTATACAGCAACGCATTCAAGCAGTGCTAGCAAGAGGCGGCAACCCACAAGATACGGCAGCATTGGTTGGGGCTGATCCTCAGAAGGTTGGTCAATTTGCTCGAACAGTTCAACTCGCGGCTCTGAGCAACGAGGAGCGGCTTAAGATCGCGCAGGGCGGCAAGCAAGGTCTAGCTTCGGCCAAGACACTTCTTAATGCAGATGGATCCAGCATTCAAGCCTTGCCAAATCAACAAGTACTCGTCAGAAACCGGCTAGGGGAGGTTGTTACAGGCCAAGAGCGGCTAGATGTACTTAGACAGGCTGCAGAAGCACAGATTGAACAGAAACGTCGCGAGGCCGGTGTAGAGGTGGAAAAGGCCGGTGATATTGCCGAAGTTAAAGCAGACGTTGATCTGCGATTCAAACCTGCAATACGAGCGGCTATTAAATTAGCAGAGAAAGAAGCCTCAGCGAGAGGCGAGACGCTAACCACTCTGAAAAGAGCCGAAGCGGCATTGCCTGGACTCATCGCCACCATCGATACGCTAAAAGAGCTGGCGCCTATCGCCACCAGCACGATAGGCGGCAAGGTATTTGATTTTGCTGTTAAGGAATCAGGATTCGGGGCTACCAAAGGAGCCACAGCACGGGCGAAGTTTATCGCAATCGTTGCCAACCAAGTCTTACCATTGCTGAAAGAGACCTTCGGTGCTGCGTTTACAGTAGGTGAAGGGCAAGAGTTAAAAGCTACAATGGGCGACCCCGACGCAAGCCCAGAGCAGAAGATAGCACAGCTTGAGGCGTTTATTGCACAGAAGAAGAGAAGTATTGAGACAAGCCAGAGGGAGTTGAGTCTGGGCACTATAACCGTTGATGACCTCTCTGGCCTAACCGACGAGCAGTTAGCTGAGTTGGCGAGGAGCGCTCAATAATGGCGACCATCGAAGACCTTCAGGCGGAATTAGCTAGGCGAAGAAATAAGCCTGCAACACTCTCTCTGGCAGATATTCAATCCGAGATAATCCGCAGACAAGGCGAAGGAGTGCCTAGCGACATATTAGCTCAAGCTCAACAGCGGGATCCTTCGTTGATCCCACAAAGACAAGGGACAGAGGCTGAGCGGTTTATTGACCCTGCCTTAACGCTTGCGACAGGGGCTATTGCTGAGCCGGTGGCGGGCATTATAGGGGCAGCAACGGCGGCAATCCCTGGAACGCCGGAGGGTGCTGGTGCTGGTGTTGCCGACATCGTTAGAGAGAAGCTAACCTTCCAGCCTAAAGGAGTAGCCGGCCAAGAGGGACTTCAAGCCTTTAGCGAGACTGTAGGTGGTGCGATCACTACCACCTTAGACGCTGTAACCCAGTTTGGCAGAGATATCGGGGTGCCTGAGGTTCTACTTCAGCCTGTTGGAGATGTTGTGTTTGAGGCGACAGGAAGCCCGGCAGCAGCGACCGCAGCAGCGACCGCGCCGGCTGCTATCTTTGAATTCCTAGGGCTTAAAGGACTTCAGAAATTGCGACCGGGCACAAAGCTATTGAAGCCTGACGGACGGCCAACAAAGCTACTAGAGAACAAGCTAGACAAACAAGGCTTGGTATTCGACAACCTATCTCCAGAAGCCAAGGCAGCGATCCCTGAGGTTGCGCCAAAGCGGATAATCCCAGGTGGTAAGGAGATTGTGCCGACATCTGAAAAAGTACTCGTTGAGCAGATCAAATCAGGTGCTAAGGATAACGCTCTAGCAGGTCTTAAAGTGGTCAAGGATAGAGTTGTGCCGGATGATGCAGGCATTGAAGCTGTTAGACAGGGATTTGATGCTGGTTTCGTTCAGTCAGCTAAGACTGCAAGCCGAGAGACAAAAGCAGGCATGAAAAAGATGCTTGATATAGTTCAGAGGGTGAAGAGTAACACGCGACTAGGGCTAGATATTAGACCAGGAAATATTGTGGGTGACTCGCTATCAAAACGCATAAAGTTTATCAGAGGGAAAGCTGACGCAGCCAGAAAAGAGCTAGACAGGATGGCGTTGGGGAAGCCCCCGGCTGGTGGGCCAATTGATCTAGGGATAGAAGGTAAGGCCGGTGCTGCCAGCATACTAAGAGGGCAGAAAGTGGATGGAGCCCCTGTTATTGCTCAACTACAAAAATCGCTTGGAGACCTTGATATAGAGTTGATAGACGGTCCAAATGGGATTCCCCAGCCTGTTTTTAAAGGGTCGCAAATATCAAAGGACAGAACATCGCAGAGAATAATAAAAGACGTGATCGACTTGATGGCAGAAGGTGGCCGTCCGGACGCGTTGAGAATGCACAAGTTAAAGCGCCAGCTTGATAGGATGATCGACTTCAGGAAGAAATCTGCTGGTGGTTTGACAGATGCAGGCAAAGGAGTGCTAAGGGACATAAGAACATCGCTTAACCAGGCAATCAGATCGGTTAACCCAGACTACGCGAGGGTCAACGATATTATGAGTAGCTCCCTAACAGCGCTGGATGATTTCCAAAAAGCAGCCGGTACAACTATCGATATATTCGGGCCCGGCAGCGACGCTATCATCGGTCAGAAGATGCGAACACTGATGAGCAACAACGTAGGGCGTATTAATTTAGAGAACAGCGTTAATCAGCTGAATTCGGTAGCAGCGGGTCTAGGCGCGAAGTTTGGAGACGACATCAAAGACCTGGCTTCATTCGCTAACAGCATCGAGGATCGATTCGGCGTAGCTGCTCAGACATCATTAAAGGGTGATATTGAAGGCGTAATAACCAGGGCAGGTCAGCAAGGAGCCAAAGCAACGTTAGTGCAGGCGGTTGCCGGGAAAGTAGCCAAAGGAGCCGAGAAGCTAAGAGGCATAAACGACTTAAACGCATTTCGAGCAATGGCTGACATTCTCAACAAATAACCAGGAGCAATAATAATGGCCTCAAGATTTATCTCACCAGTATTTGACGGCGGGGATAGAGTAGCCCCTGCTGATGGTTTGCAGCTGTTCTTTTTTGAGACTGGGTCATCAACGCCTAAAAACACCTTTACGACTGA